GGCGGTTATTGGTCCCCCAGGTCCCAGTGACTCATCATTAACACCCATTAAAGCAGTATAATCAGCACTCAACAAAGGATCAACACGATCAGGCACAAAGTCAACACTTATAGCTGGCATATCAATAGCCAACTCACTCTCAGAAAACACCTCAAAAAGAATCTTAAAACGCAATGAGCCACGGAAAAATCTAAATAACGCAAGATACCAATTAATGACATTACTGGCATTATTAATGTTTGCACCTGTAGATGTGAAATATGGCATCAACAATTCAGCTACATTAAATGTTGCAACAACGGGGAAAAACTGAGCAAAATCTACTCCATACCCAGCAACTTCAATTACAGCAGTACGTGCATGGCAATATCTCTTTAACACATCTTTAATACTTTTATATGTTTCAGACATACAAGCCAAATCAGTAGCCATAATTGTTTGTCCCAAATGAGATAAATCTGTTCCGGGATTAGGATCAATACCCTGTGCATATGGAATCCATGCTGTATTTGATCTACTAATAAAATTCAACCGAAAATCCTTTCCACCAGCCACAAAAACATTAACAGGATATGCTGTGGGCAATCCAGCTGGAACTGCTAGAGGGTTGAGAACATACAATGCGATCTGTCCAACACAAGAATCATAAGCGATAGAGTCATCATATGATGTGTTAACACGTGAAACACCAGATTGCACAAATTGACTACGCATAACACGCTTCCATGGTGTATCAGACACAAAAGGAACCTCAACTTCAAATGTCTTATTATCCCCATTAACCTCAAACGTATAACCCAATCCAGATGTTGGCTCAATACCTGTTGTTACTGTGTCAGGACATGCTGTTCCATAAATAATGGCACACCAAACTTTCATGGTAACAAAACTATTTGTGATAAAATCAAATCTATACTTCATAGAACCACCCCAGAAATTAAAGGGCATAGAAACATAGGATATCAACGGGATATTAGACACAGCACTGGGTGGCGACCAATTCAGTGGAGCAGCTTCGACCAAACGTGGCGCAATAGCATCATTACGTGGACAAATATATGGCGTAATTGGTAAGTACTCAATAACAGCTCCAGGAGCCATAGTAGTATTAACAGATGTGCTAAACCAATAAGTGTATTTGCCACACAAATAAGAAATTTCCATCTCATCATAATTAGTACCAAAATCCTTAGGTGTAGCAGTTGATGTACCACTAGGATACATGCATAAACGCTGTAATGGATCTACATTAACACAGTGTGACATATAACCTATAGCACGACGTACTAACGGTTCTGGCCCCAAAGTATAAGCAGGCTTATCCATAGTACTAACCTTCAAGTCAGCATTAATGTCAAAAGCATCACCTGTAATATTAGTTGGCAACGCCTGTGATGCAACCTTCTCCCAATTATTCACTGTATTCGTAACATATGAATGTGTACCACCTTGTGATGTAGCACCAGCTACACGTGGAACACATAATTCAACATCCTCAAGATGTAGGAAAACAGTAGCATAAATGGTAGTAGGAGCTCCTGTACCTACAGATAAAGGATTAAAAACCATCAATCGAAATGCATGTGAGCAATCACTAAAGTAAGATGATATATTACTATGTGTATAGCGATTAGACACACGTGGAACTGTAGCATTATAGTCTGTTATATTCATCCACTCATAAGGCATAACCCATGGTGCAGTTATCGTCACTGTATCATTGCT